GAAGATAGTAAGGCTAAAGGCCGTTGGGAGACCAATCATGGTGGAGAATATTTTGCAGCGGGGGTAGGCGGTTCAATTACAGGACGAGGGGCGGATCTTCTTATTATCGATGACCCACACACCGAACAAGACTCAATGTCAGATTCTGCAATGGAGCGTACTTATGAATGGTACAGCTCTGGACCAAGACAACGTTTACAACCTGGTGGTTCGATAGTCGTTGTTATGACAAGATGGGCAACTGATGATTTAACAGGAAGGCTCATCAAATCACAATCAGAACCAAAAGCAGATACATGGAGAGTTGTAAGCTTTCCAGCAATACTGGACAACGAACAACCTGTATGGCCTGAATACTGGCCACTAGAAGAATTAGAAAAAGTTAAAGCATCAGTAACAACGAAAAACTGGAATGCACAATACATGCAGGACCCTACGTCAGAGGAAGGTGCAATCATTAAAAGAGATTGGTGGCTACCGTGGAACGAAGAACGGATACCTGTACTTAAACATGTTATTCAAAGTTATGATACTGCATATTCTAAAAAAGAAACTGCGGATTATTCTGCAATTACAACATGGGGAATATTTCAACCTGCAGAAGGTTATGAAGATTGTATAATTTTATTAGATGCTATTAAAGGAAGGTTCGACTTTCCAGATTTAAAAAATTTAGCGTTAGAGCAATATCAATACTGGCAACCTGAAACAACCATCATTGAAGCTAAAGCTTCAGGACAACCTTTAATTCATGAGTTAAGAAGATCAGGTATTCCTGTAATAGATTATGTACCTGCTAAGGGTAGGGATAAGTATACTAGAATAAACTCCGTTGCCCCCATATTTGAATCAGGTATGGTTTATGCCCCTACAGAAGAGAAATTTGCTCAAGATGTTATTGAAGAAACAGCTGCTTTTCCTCATGGACAATACGATGACTATGTTGACTCAATGACCCAAGCAGTGATAAGATTCAGAGAAGGTGGATTTGTAACAACATATAACGATGCTTTAGATTCACCTAATTTTAAAATAGAGAAGGATTATAAATATTATGGCTAATAAAAAATTTAAAAATTATTCTACAATAGATAAGCGTATGGGTAAAAAAGATCCATTAGCAGATTACAAAGCTTCAGAGAGAAGAAAGAAAAAAATCAAAGAGATGGGTTCTTTTAATAAAGGTGGGATTGGAAGAGCTGGATCCTTGTTATCTCCCGCAGGAGTAGGAGCACTTGGCCGTGGAGTAGGTAGTAAACAAAAAAGAAGAAAAATGCCTGAAGCAGGCCTTCAAGAGAAAAAACAAAATGAAATTAATAAACAACGTATTATAGACAAATTAACAAAACGATTTAATAAATTTAAAAAGAAACCTAGTAAACCCGCTATACCACTTGGTAAAATGAAAAAAGGACCCAAACCTGGATCCTTCGATTATGTTTTACAAGAAACAATGAAGCCTGGTTATAAAGTGGCACCTATGAAAGATGGTGGTAAAGTTAAAAAGAAAAAACCTATTAGAGAAGTTGATTTTGGAGCAGTGTTAGAAGGTATTTCAGAAAAAGGCAGACCTCCTATGAAAGATCAAAGATTAGACGATTCTATAAAAGGAAAACAAGTTAGGTTTAAAAAAGCTGGTGGCAAAGTTAAAAAGCCTATGAATTATAATAAAGGTGGTGTGTGCAGAGGCATGGGCGCAGCTATCAGAGGTGGAAATTTTAAAGGAGTTAAATAATGCCAATAAGAGTAGAACCAAAAAGAAAAAGACCAAAAGGAAGAGGAGGTCCACAAAGAGGTATGGATCCAAAAAACCCTAGAAAAAGATTAGAAGAAGTTAACCCTAGACCAGCACCAAAAGCTCCACAAGATCCTCTTGCTCCGACAGTTCCAGATAGAATTAAAAAAAGATTTAAAAAATTTAACCCACTTTTTCCTGGAATGAGTGGACTACCCACAAGTAGATTAACAGGTGGTCAAATAAAAATAGCTGCTAAAGCCCCACCAAGAAATAAAATTGACAGAAAAGATTTCGCTGTGCTTAAAGCTGAAAAAGCAAAAGGCAGAGGTATGGGATTACAAGACGAAAAATTAAAACCAGGTAAAGTGACAAAAGCATTTGCTGGTGCGTTAGCTGTAGGTTTAGGTGCAAAGAAAGCAAAGGATAAGAAAAAAATGGCACCTGTTGCAATGGGCGGTATAGGAGCTAGCATGATTAAAGCAGAAGCTATGAAAAAAATTTTAGGAAGAAATAAAGGTGGCATGGGTGATGCTACTAAATATAAAAAATATTTAAAAAGTTTAAAAGATGTAAGAATGAAAAACTTAGGATCTAAATTTTTAGAAAGAAGAGCAAAGCTTGCAGGTACAACAGTTAAAGGAATTGAAAGAGCAGCCAAAGCTACTAGATACGGTAAGATTGCTTTAGGTGTTGCAGGAGTAGGATTAGCAGCAAAAGAATATTTAAAAAGAAAAATGAAAAAGAATGAGAAAAAAAAGAAAAGTGTAATGGAAGGTGATATAAAGGGTTCAATTAAACCATATGTTAAGAAAAAAATGGGTGGTGGCATGATGAAGAAGCCTATGAGTTACGATAAAGGTGGAGATGCTTTTTTAAAAAGAAGAATGAAATTAGGTGATTTAAAATCAATTCTTCCTGGTAGGATGAAAATTTTAGTTCCTGCTGGTATTGCCCTTGGAGTAGCAGCATCAAAGGGTGCTGACAAGATTAGGGAAAAATCAAAAGAAATGAAAAAGAATAAAAAAATGGGCGGTGGCATGATGATGAGACCAAACCCAGTTGGTTACAAAAAAGGTGTTTTAGTCAAAGTAAAACTAGGTAGAAACAAACCTACGAAATTGTACTAGGAGGGTCAATGGCCCTTAAGGAGCTTTTCAAACGGGGAATATCCTCACTTCTAAAAAGAAAAAAGACGGACCCTGTATCAGGAGAGTCTCAAAAATTAATTACCTACACACCTGAAGCTAAAAAACAAACAGCTAAACAATTAGCTAAACAAGATGCACAACGTCCTGTCAAAGTCGATCGTAAGATTACAGACGATCTATTGATGGGAGAATCACAACAACCTGCTTTTGGTTCTGCTACTTATGATTGGGTAATGAAAAAAGGTCCAGGCAAGTACAACGCTGACGAATGGATTAATCATTTGACCTCAACAAGAACAGTTAATTACAAAATATTTGGTAAACCTACAAAAAGAATAGAAAGAGGACCCAAAAGATTTACTTATGACAAAGGATCTAGATTTGCTGGTAAGGAAGCTACAATTAATAAGGAAGAACTTTTTGACACTAACCTTGCAACCTTTGATGAACTTGGAAACATAACAGGTGGTCTTCTTGGTGCAGCTAAACGATTCGGTTTAAAATTATCAGCACAAGATATTGGTAACATGATTAAGATGAATCCTGTTAATAGATTAAAACCTGTTGAGTTTGGTGGTGTGTTTAGCACACCTAAAACGGATAAAATATTGCAAGGCGTTGCAAGTCAGATAGATGATCTATCAAAAACAAAACCAATGTTTATGCCTTTTAAAGAAATAAAAACAGATATAGGTGGTTTATCAAGAGCTGTTAAAAACGGAGATCAAAACTCTATTAAGAATAATTACGACAGTATAATTAAAACAATAAATAATGTAAAATCAGACGGTGGTTTAAATCAAAATCAATTAGTGCAATTGAATGGTATTAGAGGTAGTGTAGATGAGTTAGTCAGAATATCTAAAGGTGGCGGTAATGTAAGACCCGTCAAATATCAAAACGAAACCAGCTATACATTTCCAGGCGGTCAAAACTACAGAGAAACGGTGTTTGTTCTTGATGAGCCTATAGTAGGTAACAAAGAAGCCATGAGAAACATGGGCCACTATGAAGGTCTTAAAAACAATTTATTTCATGTTAGGTACGACACAAGGATGACACCTAATGGTAAAAAAGCGTTAGTAATTCACGAGATACAATCTGATGCTAATCAAAGTATTGCAAAACAATTATCAGCAAAAGAAGCTTTTAAGGGAGAGAAAAGAATAAACCCTTTTCAAAGAGATATTGAATTAAATTTACTTGTGAATTCAAGAACAAAACTTTTAAAAGACATGGATGATGCAATAGCTAAAAATCAATTTAATAAATCTAGAACTATATCTGATGATTTAAAATCTATTAATTCACAAATTAAAAACACCTTTACAAAAGCTCAAGATGATCTTTATGGTACAGGAGGAAAACTTGATTACTATCCTTTACTTGACGCTGACGCTTACGGTGATTATGCCTTAAAGTTTTTGATGAATAAAGCGGCAAAAGAAAACATAGATTATGTTGCTGTTATGCCATTTAATAAACTACATTTCAGGCAAGGATACAAAGCTGGTAACGAAAGATTCTATGGTTATTCTTCTGGTAAAGGTATTGATAAAAAAGGACAAGCTGTAATGCCTCAATTGATGAAAAAAACTGCTAGGTTCCAAGATTCAAAAGCAGGACCTATAAAATTATCATTATCTGATCCAAAGCTGCCTTATAAGGAAGTTAAAAGAGATACGTTCAAATATCCTGAAGGAAAAAATCTTAAAAATATAAATAGCAGTTATCACGAGACAGCATCAAACGCTCCTATGAAAGGATATAAACTTATACAAGAAAATGATCCTCGGTTGTATTTCGATGCTTTTGCCATTGAAGTTAAACCTGGAATGGCATATACACAGAAACTATATAAGTCTAAAGGTGGCTTAGTGGTGGATATATTTAAAACCTTATGATAAATTAAACTATGGCTGTAGAAAAGGGAGTTACCGAAAACATCGAAGAAGAAACTAAAGTTGAAGAGATTCAGGAACAACCTGAAGGACTTCCGCTTGGTGTTGAAGTCGAGGGAGAGGAGACTGTTGAAGAAACAGTGTCTGATGATTTCAATGCTAATCTTGCTGAAGATATGGACGAAAGAACTCTCAAGCGTTTGGGCATGGAGTTAATTACAGAATATAAGAAAGATAAAGAATCTAGAAAAGAATGGGAAGAAGGATACACAAAAGGTTTAGATCTTCTTGGTGTCAAATACAATGAGCAGACAAGACCATTTAAAGGAGCTTCAGGTGTCACCCATCCGTTGTTAAGTGAAAGTGCTACGACTTTCCAAGCTTCAGCATACAAAGAATTATTACCAAGTGATGGCCCAGTAAGAACACAAGTTCTAGGTATACGTACACCGAACACCGAACAACAAGCTGATCGTGTAAAAGAATATATGAACTATCTTCTTATGGAGAAGATGGAAGACTACACTACGGACATGGATCAGATGTTATATTATCTACCTCTTTCAGGATCTACATTTAAAAAAGTTTATTATGATGAATTTTTACAAAGACCTGTTTCTAAGTTTGTACCTGCTGAAGATTTAGTAGTTCCTTACTATGCTTCAGATTTGAAAGACGCAGGAAGAATTACTCATGTTATTAAAATGGGTGAAAATGAATTAAATAAAAAAATGGCAGCAGGATTTTACAGAGATATAGATTTACCAAAACCTAATGTAGATGAATCAGATTTACAACAAAAAATTGATAGTCTTGATGGAGTTAAACCAGGGTTTACAGACTATATCCACACTGTTCTAGAGATGCATGTTGAATTAAATTTAGATGACTACGAGAACTTTGATAATAGAACTAAAAAAGCAATTAAGATTCCATACATTGTGACTGTAGATGAAAGCTCAAGTGAAGTATTATCTATATACAGAAATTACAGAGTAGATGATCCTAACTACACAAGAATAGAATATTTTGTTCACTTTAAATTTTTACCTGGTCTTGGCTTTTATGGATTTGGATTGATTCACACAATCGGAGGTTTATCTAGAGCTGCTACCGTAGCTTTAAGACAATTGATTGATGCAGGAACTTTAAAAAATTTACCAGCAGGATTTAAGTCTAGAGGAATAAGAGTTAGAGATGACGACCAACCAATACAACCTGGAGAGTTTAGAGATGTAGATGCACCAGGCGGAAACATAAGAGATCAGTTTTTTAATTTACCTTTTTCTGAACCAAGCACAACATTATTTAATTTACTTGGTTTTGTAGTGCAAGCAGGTCAAAAATTTGCTGCTATAACCGATACAGCTGTGGGCAATGACACGCAGAACAGGGCTGTAGGCACAACTATTGCTCTCTTAGAACGTGGTTCTAGAGTGATGAGTGGTGTTCACAAGCGTTGTTACTATGCTATGAGATTAGAATTTAAAATTTTAGCAAGAATTTGTTCAGAATATTTACCACCTGAATATCCTTATGATGTATTTGGTGGACCAAGACAAATTAAAGCTGCAGATTTTGATCAAAGAATAGATGTTTTACCTGTTGCTGATCCAAATATTATGTCGATGGCACAAAGAGTAACTTTAGCACAAACACAATTACAAATTGCTACTTCAAACCCACAACTACACAACATACACGAAGCTTATAGAAGAGTTTATGAAGCACTTGGTACAAAACAAATAGAAACTTTACTTAAACCTGCACCAAAACAACCTACACCAATGGATCCTGCAAAAGAAAATGCAAGAGCATTACAAATGAAACTACTTACAGCTTTTGAATTTCAAGATCATGACGCACACATAGCAGCTCACTCTGCTTTTATGGAATCTAGAATGGTTCAAATCAATCCTCAAGTTTATGCTTTGTTACAATCTCATGTTTCAGACCATATTTCTTTTAAGGCAAGGAAGGAAGTTATGGAACAATTAGCACAAGATCAGAACATGATGGCTTTGCAACAAGAAGATCCTCAAACTTACCAAATTGCATTCGATAATGCTGTAGCTACAGCTGTCGCAGAGATAACTACAGAGTTAGTTAGAAGTGAAATGCAAGCAAACCAGGCTAAAAGTGATCCACTTGTAAGAATAAAACAACAAGAAGTTGATTTAAGAGCAATGGATATGCAAAGAAAAGCAGAGGAGACTAAATACAAACAAGAACAAGAAAACCAAAGAGAAGCAGATAAGCTAGGTTTTCAATATGATAGACTTCAACAACAAGATGAAGCATCTGATAAGAGATTAGACATAGCAGAAAGGAAACTAGAAAAATAATGGTTATAAGATTTTTAGGAGTAGCATTTAAATTAGGTGATCCAATAGTGAAGGGAGCTTCAAAAAAATTTAATAAATTACTAAAAAAAGAGTATGATGAAAATAGAGCTGCAGGTTTGAGCTCATCGTCTGCTCATAAAGAAGCTGCTAAGAGAGTGAACAAAGAATTAAATGAATTTCCAGATTTAAAGGATTAAATGTGTCTAGAAGAAAACAAAGAGGGCTTAGTGGAGGAAAAAAATTCGGACCACCACCTAAACGAGGACCAAACCCTCAAGGTATTAAAGTTTCCCTTAAGAAAAGAACAACAAAAAAGTAATCAAGAAGCATATTTTGCAGGAATCGTAGATGGAGAGGGCTGTATAGCTTACGAAAAGACTAAAAAAGATTATTCTACACCATCTATATCAGTAGAAATGACAGATAAGGATGTAATTGATAAAATTCATCAATTTTTTGGTAAAGGATCTGTTGTTTTCATTAAACCAAGAAAAAAACACCATAAAGATACCTGGAGATGGCGAGTACGAGGTAGGGGTGCAGTTGATATTTACTTTAAAATATATAATTATCTATGTGACAGGAGAAAAAACAAAATTACAGAAGTTTTAAAAGCTTATAGTAATGATGCAAACGCAAGAGAGAAGTATAAAAAGTTAAATGGAGTATTAAAATGGCATGGTTCAGTTTAGCAAAGATTGCATTACAAGCAGGAGCTAAAATTTATTCAAACAAACAAAAAACTAAGATGGCAATGTCCGATGCACAACTTATGCATGCAGAGAAAATGGCCCGAGGAGAAGAATCTTACCAAGGAAAACTTTTAGAAGCCCGTCAAAACGACTATAAGGACGAATTTGTCCTCGTGATTATTTCGGCCCCTATCATTGTGTTAATGTGGGCAGTGATGTCAGACGATCCAACTGCGATGGAGAAGGTAAAACTGTTTTTTGAGTATTTTCAAGACCTTCCGAAATGGTTCACTAATTTATGGATTCTAGTAGTAGCTTCTATTTTTGGTATAAAAGGCACTCAAATATTTAGAGGCGGACAAGGTAAAAAATAAACTTGCTTTGAGTCTTAAAAATGTTAAACATTTCTTATGATCGAAGGTGATTCAGAAGAATACGATTTATTCAGAAAATGGACTAAAGATTTTGATTGTCAGGGATACTATTCTTGCGAGATAGGAGTAAGACAAGGCTTCAGTTCAAAAATTATAATGGATAGTGTAAAAAATAATTTTTTACACATAGGTGTAGATCCTTACGGAGATAGAAAATACGAACACTTTGATAAAAATAGTGGTATAAAACATAAAGATGGAATCTCCCCAACATATCCCGACAGTATGAGAGATGCAATGCTACAAGATTTTAAGTGGTATTTAAATTCAGGAAAATTTCGTTTTCACAACATGACAGACACAGAATTTATGAAACATCCTCATTACAACGAGTCTAAATTTGCTTTCGTTATGTTAGATGGCCCACATACAACAAGAGACGTGTTGACAGAAGCTGTTTGGTTTGCAAACAAAGCAGCACCAACATGTAGAATAGTTTTTGATGATTGGATTACATATAAGATGCCAATAGTATTAGACGCAATGAAAGAATTTGGATTTGAAGTTGTAGAAACAGGAAGATTAAAACTACTTATGGAGAAAAATGTCAATTGATACAGCTTCCAATGATATTATAAAAAATTTGATTCACAGACGTAAAGAACGCCTGAAAGAAACATTAGTGCGTGATGTTGACAATACTAATGACCTTTACTATATTAGAGGACAAATCAAGTCATTAGATGACTTGCAACAAGACATTAAAGACTTGTTAAAAAAACAGGAGCAATAAAATGACAGAGTCCACGGAGCAACCGAAACGGACTGAGACATTGAAAAAAGCTTACAAAGAAGAAGCTGAAGTCAAAAAAGTCTTAGACGAAAAGTCAATCGACAAATCATTATTAGATAGATTACCAACGCCTACGGGTTATAGAATGTTAATTCTTCCGTATGCAGGTCCTACAAAGACTAAAGGTGGTTTATATCTTAGTGAACAAACCCAAGAAACAATTCAGCTAACAACTGTTGTTGGCCTTGTGCTTAAAATGGGAAATCTTTGTTTTAGAGATAAAGAAAAATTTCCTTTAGGCAAATGGTGCGCTGAAAAAGATTGGGTGATATTCGGAAGATACGCAGGCTCTCGATTCAAAATAGATGGAGGAGAAGTGCGAATCTTAAACGATGATGAAATCATCGCTACCGTATCTAATCCTGCTGATATTTTGCACCATTACTAGGAGGTAAAATGGCAGAAGAGCAAAACACTCAACAAGAGGTTGAGTTAGATACTGATGGCGTTAATGAGGAATCCATTAGTGTTGAACAACCAAAAGAACCTGATGAAGCATTTTCTAAAAAAGAAGATGTTGATTTAGGTTACACAGATCCAATACAAGACAAAAAAGTTGAAGCTGAGCCTGAAGAAAAAAAGGAAGAGCCTACAACTGAAGTTGAAGTAGAGGAAAAGAAAGTTGAAACTAAACCTGATAATTTAAAAGATAAACAATCTAATTATCAAAAAAGAATCAACGAGTTAGTTTTTCAAGCTAAAGAAGCAGAAAGAAGAGAAAAGGCTGCTTTGAATTATGCTAAGGGACTAAAAAAGAAATATCAGAATGTTGAGACTAAACTCAATGAAACTGATAACAACTATCTGAAAGAAATCCAAGCAAGAGTTACTTCTGAACAAGATGCTTTAAAAACATCTTTGAAAGAAGCTATGGAATCACAGGATGCTGAAAAAGTAGCTGAGATAAACTCTAAAATGACTAAGTTAGCTGTTGAAAATGAAAAAGTTAATTTAACATTACAAGATAGAGAAAATAAGAAAAAAGAAGCCGAAGAAGAAAAAAAATCATCACAAGAAGAGCAAGGTTCTGGTGAACCTCCTGTTCAAGTAAGTCAAAAAGCACAGCAATGGGCTTCAAAAAACGAATGGTTTGGCACAGACAGAGTTATGACTAACGCTGCTATGGCAATCCACGAAGAACTTGCAGGTCAGGGTATTGCTACGGAGAGTGATGAGTATTATAATAACATTAACAAACGAATGAAGGAGTATTTTCCTCAAAAGTTTGCCCAGGATTCGACTGATAAAGAGCCTGTCACAAAGCAACTCGTCCAAAACGTTGCGGGGGTAAGTCGAAGACAAGGAGGACGCAAGTCTGTGAAGCTCACCAAATCACAGGTAGTAATCGCTAAGAAATTAGGGGTGCCACTAGAGGAATACGCTAAATTCGTGAAGGGAGGAAACTAATGGAAAAGATAAGAACTTCACGCGAGTCCGATACTCGGAAAAAAGCCGAGAGAAAACTAGATTGGGCTCCATCATCCAGTTTGGATGCGCCACCTGCACCGAAAGGTTTTGCACATAGATGGATAAGAACATCAGTGCAAGGTTTCGAAGATACGTCTAACGTATCTAGAAAACTAAGAGAGGGTTGGGAATTTGTTAGAGCCGATACGATCATAAGTGAGTTAGGCAAAAATGATTATCCAACAATTTCTGAAGGTAAACATCAGGGGTTAATCGGAATTGGAGGCCTTGTGTTGGGGAGAATCCCTTTGGAGATCCTACAAGCGCGAGAAGCCTATTTTAGAAAAATAACTCAAGATAGAGCTGACGCGATTGATCAAGATCTTATGAAGGAACAACATCCAGACATGCCTATCAATATTGAAAGGCAGTCTAAAGTGACCTTTGGTGGTAGTCGCAAGAAATAATTTTTTTGCTATTGCTATCGGGTCTTTAAAATAAAACGTTAATAATAAGGAAACTAAACTATGGCAAACGTAAAAGAAGAGTTCGGTCTAAGACCGTACAGAAAACTAGACGGTACACCATTGGTTGGTGCCCAAAACAGATACACGATAGCTAGTAACATGGCACATGCAATTTACCAAGGAGACTTGGTAATTGTGACTACAGCTGGTAATATTGAGAAATACAATAATACCAACAACAGTGCTGGTTTATCTACAGCTGCGGTGGGCGTATTTAACGGTGTGTTTTATTCAGATCCAACTACTCAAAAGCCAACTTACTTGAACTACTACCCAGGTAGTATTGTTGCAAGTGACATAACGGCTTTTGTTGTTGACGACCCAGATGCGGTCTTCTTGGCAAACGCTGATGAAGCTTTTACAAGAGCGGATCTTTTTAGAAACTATGCTGTTACTTTCACAACTGGTGTAACACAAACTGGTATATCTAAAGCTCAATTAGATGTGAGTAACTCAGGAACTACAGTATCATTCGTGCTTCAAGCAATTGATATTTGTCAAGACCCTGATAACTCGGATACCGCAACGAGCAACGCTAATATATTGGTAAGAATTAATCATCACCAATACAGAAGCAGAACAGGCATATAGGAGTATAAATTATGGCAATATCACGTTCGCAACTAGTAAAAGAACTAGAGCCAGGATTGAATGCACTATTCGGCCTGGAATACAAAAGGTACGAGAATCAACACGCAGAGATTTTCGCTACTGAAACATCTGACAGAGCTTTTGAAGAAGAAGTAATGTTGGCTGGATTCGCTGGAGCACCAGTTAAGCAAGAAGGTGCTGGCGTAGTGTTTGATCAAGCAAATGAAACTTTCACTGCTAGATACAATCACGAAACAGTCGCATTAGCTTTCGCAATTACTGAAGAAGCAATCGAAGATAACCTTTACGATAGACTTGCTGCTAGATACACTAGAGCATTAGCAAGATCTATGGCTAACACGAAGCAAGTGAAAGCTGCAAACGTATTGAACAACGCACAAGTTACAACAGTGACTGGTGGAGATGGAGTATCATTAATTAATGCTTCACACCCATTAGCAACTGGAGGCGTTTTCTCAAACGTTTTAGCAACTGCTGCTGACCTTAACGAAACATCTTTGGAACAGTCTTTAATTGACATCCAATCTTTCGTTGATGAAAGAGGTTTAAAAATCGCTGCTCAAGGTGTAAAAATGATAATTCCAAAAGAATTACAATTTACAGCTGACAGATTGATGAAAACTCCTCAAAGAGTAGGAACAGCAGATAACGACATCAATGCTATTGTTTCAATGGGAATGGTACCTCAAGGTTACAGAGTTAATAACTTTTTAACTGACAGTGACTCATTCTTCTTATTGACTGATGTACCTAACGGCATGAAAATGTTTGTTAGATCACCAATCAAAACAGCAATGGAAGGTGACTTCGATACTGGAAACGTTAGATTTAAAGCTAGAGAAAGATACTCATTTGGATTTTCTGATCCAAGAGCTATCTTTGGTAATGGTAAATTACCAACAGCTTAATACTAAATAACAGTATTACAAATTAGAAGGGGCGGTGTTCACATCGCCCCTTTTTTTATGTATAATCAAAATACCTAGATTAAATTATTATGTCGACTGGCTAGGCAGACGGTATAGAGACGACATAACTAACGCTATACAAAGGAGAAATTATGGCTAACACAACATTTTCGGGACCAGTACGATCGGAGAACGGTTTTATTGGAGCAACGAAAAACTCAACTACAGGTGCATTCACAAATGTATTCGCAATTAGTTCAACAGGTGTGTACACAGGTACAAAACTCGTGGGACAAGGAACTGCAGACGTAATCGTAGCATCAACAGCTGGAACAACTGAGGTAACATTCTCTCAGCCAGACAATTCTATTATTACTTCTATTGATATTGTTTGTACTTCTGCACCAACTTTAACTGGAGCTGGTGACATTGGTTACAAAGTTGGAACTGCAACAGGCGGAGCTCAATTAGTAGCTGCAACCACAGATGAAATTCTTGATGGTGGAACTACTGTTCCTGCAGGATCTGGTTACAACTTAACATTAATAAATACAACAGCAAGTGATGCATCACCTGCAGCATCTCCAGCAGCTAACGTTTCTGGTGCTGCAAGAAATATTTTCTTGCAAATTACAAATACTGTAAACGCATCAGCTAACGGTAACATGAGATTTATTATAAACGTACAACAGTTTTAATAAATAAAATTAAATGGTGCTCCTTTGGGAGCACTTAATTAGGAGAAAATATGTCAAGTACAAGTATACAGGCGAAAATGTTTAAAGCTGTTTCAGCAAGCACAACAGCTATTGCTGCTGTGCAATCTCCATCAGGTTCAGGAAATATGACCTTGACTGGATCTGCTGTGAATGACGGCTCAAACATGTCAACGACTGTTACACTAACCTCTGCTAACAATAATGCTTCTGTTTCTTTTACAATCACAGGAACTGACGCGAATGGTAATGCTGCTTCTGAAACAATTGGTACTGGTCCGAACGCTCAAACGGTAACAGGATCAACAAAGTTTCTAACAGTAACTCAAATTAGTCACTCAGCAACCCTTTCAGCAGTTTCTGCTGGATTTACAGCAACGACTGATACTACTGGTATCGTATTTGCTGGAGCGACAAGAGTTAGAGGAATGCATGGAGTATCAAAATCTTCGGCTGCTGGTGCAATGATCATTAGAAATGGATCTCAAACAGGGGATAAAAGATTAGAACTAGATGCACCTGCTGCAGCTGGTATGCTAGATCCTTATATTCCTGATGAAGGTATTCGTTATCCGAATGGTGCATTCATAGATATCAGCGGTGGTTTTGATAGTGTGACGGTATTTTTCGATGGAAGTTACTAATAAAGTATATACATCGGAACTTTTAAAATTAAGACGTG